TTTATAAACTTTAAATTCTGACCTAGTAACAACATAAAATCTTTCATCAAAGATGTCAGAATCATTTGAATCCCATGCCACATATGTCTGGCCGTCATCATAATTGTATCTAGGTACTACATGAGAAATGTCACTTGAAGTGACCCTCTTCATGCCGAGTAATTGTTGGAATGACTCACTAGTATCATCTATGTGGTCACCAGGGACGAAAGGAGTTGTGTCGGTAAGGTTGGAAGTGGCATTCGACCAAACATCTGATTTACCGATGGTCAAATAAACACTGGAGCCTGTGACATCTTCCTTGAAATTCTCTGCATTGAGAACTCTAAAAGGGGTTGTAATAATTGCTGCCATAATTCTTTCCTATGTTTATGTTAATCTAAGTTTATAAAACTACTATTGTTATAACTATTTATAGTGTTTTTATATTTGTTTTGTATGATTTGCGAACCTAATTGTTCTATTGTAAAGTTACTATTAAAGAGTTTATCACTCTCATAAAAACTATTTCCTTTACTATTAAAATAGTTATTTAATCTTGTTTGATTTAAATCATTAAGTAATACAATAAGTATTGCCTTAATATCTTTAGCTCTGTATTCTGATACTGCAGTAGAACCTAGTGTAACACTTGGGTCAAACACATATCCGTTACCATTGTTAGTTATACTTATAGTAGTTATTCCTGATGGTAATAGCAATACTTCTGCACTTGCATTACTTCCACTTCCACCACTAAATGTAATAGTAGGTGATTCGGTGTATCCACTGCCTTGATTTGTTATTACAACACCATCAACTTCACCTAAGTTATTTATTATAGCATAACCTAGTGCAGTTACTCCACTAGATGGAGCAGAGAATGTAACACTTGGCCTTGATGAATAATTAGCACCACCTGATATAATACTTACTCTTTGAACTCCTGTTGGTTCTAAATTAAACTTGGCCGTTGCCTGTACATTAGTACTTAAAGGAATTCCATCTTGGTCAGCTGCAGTAGGTGGCCCAATTTTTATAATAGGAGGTTTACGATATTCTCTAATTGCCACAGATTCTGTAGGGAAAGAAAGACTAGTAACTGTTCCAACTCCACTGTTTGCAGATACTGCTAGTGAAGCAGAAGTATAACCAGTATTTGTTCCACTTATAGTAACCGACTCTATCTCTCCTAGTGCATTAAGAACTGGAGTTAATGTAGCATTTCCACCCTCTGCAATTGAAATTGTAGGATTGGAACTAAAGCCAAATCCAGGGTTAATAACTTGCACTGAAGTAATTGAACCATTAGTAATCTGTGCCGAAAGAACTGCGTTACGACTCACCTTGGCCTCTGCTGTAGGTGTAAACATAGAAGCAAATGCCTCTACTAATAATGGTATATCTTCAGCACCAATTAATCCTGGCTGAATACCTGGCATAGATGATAATGTAAATCTATTAATTCTAGTAGCACCATATGCATTTACTAGTTGACTTACCAACTGGCCTGTTTCTGGATTTTTAGTCTGTACTGTAACACCTTTATTGTTATCACCAAATGCCGCTCTTGTAAGTTGTAAAAGAATTAAAATTTCACCGAAGAATATAAATCCTGCAGGGTGTACTAGTCTATTAAATACACTATCCCAATCTTCAATATTTCTACCTGTCTTAATAAGATAACTATATTTTTGGTATCTATAACTATCTTGTAATCTAATTTTTTTCTCTGATAAGAAACCCTTAGTTGAGATAAATTGATTTGCATCTGAATCCCAATCTCCAGAAGATGGTATAAGAGTATTATCCCATGGTCGGGTTACTTCTACTTCATCTTCAAAGAACAATCTAAAAAATGTGGCTATGGAATCTTGTGAACCTCTTACCTTATAAAAATCAATAATTCTTTTATAAAGAGTTGCCTTATTAACTGCTATGTCTCTAGGAATAATAGCGGCAATTTCTTTTTGCATAAACTTTAAATATTCACTAGTAGGGTCAGCATTATCATCTAGGTTCTTATCAATGTCCATTGCATCTTCTAATGCATTAAGTACATATGATGGCCCAGGTCCTACCCAGTTTTTAACCAGAGTAGTTAATTTACCAGTCTTAGTATTATGGGCAGATAATCCACTAACAGTAAAAGTTTTACCTACTTCCGTAGTACTTTTAGCAAGTGAACCAGGAAGCTCATTACCATTTGATATCTGTACGTTTGCACTAGATAGAGTGATTACAGTATTGTCATCTAATACTAGTGTACTGTTTGCTCCATCGTGGTCTGTAAAGAATTCATTACCATTTGAGTCTGGGTCTGGATATCTAAAGACTGCCTTACCATCTAAAATTCTATCTGAGAAAGATTCGGTAGTTTGATAAATAAACTCATTCATATTCATAAATTCGTAATATGATTCCAAGAGTTTTTGAATACCTAGTGCATTGTCTTTAACATCAATATTATCCAATATACCATCTGGTATTAATTGTTTTACCTGCAAGTCTTCTTTGGACTTTCTCTTTGAAGAAAATACCGACTCTACATATCCTGGTGAATTATTATCTATTGACATATTATCTTAACCTAGAATTAACTGAATAGTCTATTGAACCTGATGAACCTGCTGTAGAGATAGTATCAACTTGAGCTGTAATACTTACAAAGGCTTGGTCTATATTAATTAACTGGTCTCTTTTTGGTGCTATATCTAGCGAGTTAGGAATTGCAGTAATTCTAATAGAAGTATTTGAACTAGATGTAGTAAAATTATTTAATGATACTTTACCAGATGATGGTATAATAGTTCCTGCATTATTAATAACAGTAATATTTTTGCCGTCTACTACTTTATAAACCATAACTTGTCTATTATTAGAACCAGTAATTGGAATATCACCAAAGAAATGGTCTGCACCACCAGTAGATATTTTAAACGCTGTTGAACTAATTAAGAAATTACTTGAGTCACCTGATTCATATAAAGGTGATGCAAAAGATATATTAAATACATTATCAGTATCAGTAGTTCCTGCAACAATATTCTTGTACATATAAGGTCTAATAGTAGAGTTAAGAATAGAAGGGTCAGCTGAATCAATTAACTTTAGAAGTTGAGAGTGTCTAAATACTCCATCAAACTTATTTAAGTTATTAAAGTTATAATCAGAAATAACATCTCTTACAACATTTTGCAATTCAACACTAGTTCTATCCGTAATGTTTGGATTATATTTAAAGAATACATCCAATTCTAAATTTGTAAAGTTAGGGTCTACAATTTCTGGAGTAATAGAAACAATGTTCTTACCCTTAAGTACAGTATCTTTAATTGCTAATTTTTCGGCCGATGTTAATGTTTCAGCAGTAAGAGGTTTAATTGCAATATAGACCGTTCCGAAATCTGCAGGGTCATTATCTTCTCCACCCCATGTAGAAATAGAAGAAATATTTGCAAAACCTTTTAGAATAATTGACCTATAGTCTTCTGCAGTAACTGCTCTATTCTGTGCAGTAAATGTAAGTGGTGCATTAAATCTAATTGACTCTATTGTTTCTGGAGGATTACCACCTGATGAATTACTAACTGTTGTAATAGTATTACTAAAACTACCAGTCAGCTGTGGTATAGAATCGTCAAATACAAAATTACTTGCTCCATTAGCATCTTCACCGTGAGTATAAATATAATCTAGGGTTATGATATTATCATTAGCTGGTTTCTTACCAGTAATACCATCACCGAAATATATTTCATACTTACCACCTGGATTTTCTTGTAGATAATAAACTTGTGCCTTTGAGTCTACACTTAATAGTGATTCAAACTTTGTGTATATGTTATAAGATGTTGACCTTTCATTGTCTTGTACTCTTACTCTTAATGTACTTGTATCTGCATCACTATCTGCAAGTTGAAATTTCTGATTATTAATATCATTATCAACTCTGTAAAGTAAAGATTTTAAAGTTCCTTGTGCAATACTAATATTATTAAAAGTATACTTATTAGTGGCTGAATTGAGATTTGCAGATTCATTATTTAAAAGAGCAAAGTCATATCTAATGCCACTTAAATTAGTAGTTAGCTTTGTTCCTCTTTTAAGGATAAGAGATTCTGGTCTGACTGATTCATTAGTTGCATCGATTTCAATATTTACTGTAGCTCTGGATGCAAGAACTGACCTAGGAGTATAACCTAAAAGTTTAGCACGAGTAACTACATTACCTCTAATTTGAGCTGAATCTAAAAATGCCTCATTCAAAGCATAGTGAGCGGCCATTGCATTATAATGTGTATTGTATGCAAGAACATCAAGTAGTATATTAAGGCTACTTCCTTCAAAGTTATAATCGTTAAACTCAGATTGATTCTTTAGATAGTTTTTTAAATTATCTTTAATTTGGTCGAAATCTAGTTCGGTTACATTTAAGTTACTGGCCATATTATTACCTTAATCTTCTTAGAACAACAGGTAGAGTTTCAATTCTATTATTCTCTTTTATTTTAAATTTTATAGTGATATTATATAAATTACTATCCTCATCACCGTCTGCTTCAACCTTTAATATTGATACTCTAGTTTCTTTAGATAGAGAAGAGCGAATACTGTCTTCTATACTTAATTCAGTTAAAGTATCCATAGGTTCAAAAAGTAAACCTCTTAAGTTAGTACCCAATCTAGGCTGAAATGGTCTTTCAAACTTATCAGTATTTAACATATTCTTTAATGAATTTCTAATTGCTCTATCATCTCTTAAGGGTCTAATGTCCTTATCATAAGGATGATATAGTAAAGAAAAATCTATATCGCTATATCCTTTCTTTCTTGCAAGTGTATTTGACTCATCTGGATAATCCGATGTGTTAAATTTACTTCTTGTTGTATATAAATCATTAGGCATATAGTTATTTATAAGGGCTTAGTTAAAGAATTATTCAATAACCAATAATTTCTGTCCAGCAATTGGTGAATTATTAAGTGTAACACTTGTGGAATTATGTGTATAATCACTTGTATCTAATTCTGTGCCTTCTAAAAATACTTTACCCGTTCCTCCTGTAACTCCGTATTCGGTTTGGTTTAATATTGTTGTAAAAGAATATACATCTGGACTGCCGTCTGTGGCTCCTACCATTACAGTCTCTACTTTAGAGAGAGAAGGTAAAGAAACACTAGGTAACTTTTTAAGACTGTTTATATTAAACTCTCCATCTATAGTAATCTCTTTAGGAAGTCCAATTAAGCTTAAGAAATCACAAAAGTCAAATGTAATAAATTCAACAAGAGAACCCAGTCCAATGGCCTCTAAGAACTTTTGAATTAATTGTACCCACTTAAGAAGAAGATACTTAGGCCATTCTTCAGCAAAGTTTTTCATTCTAGTCAGTAATCTTTCTATCTTTCTTTCGGCCATTTCAATATACTCATTAGTCTCTCCACCCAATAAGTCCATAATACTAAATCCAGCAATGTTTATTGACTCTAACTGTTCTATTAACTCTGCCTCTAATTCTCTTTTTAAATCATCGGGTGCATCTTCTATCTGTTGTTTTACACTTGCAATTTTTTCTTCTATAATCTGTTCTATGTCTAGTGTTAGTAGTGCAGGCAAAGATGGTAATCCTAATGCATCCCATATAACTTTAAATTTATCTATAAGTGCACCAAAGGCTCCGTGTATAATAGCAAGGGCTCCTTTAGTTAGTTCAGACATAAGATACTTCCATATATTTTCTGCCTTTAAACCATCTGACTGTAAACCAGAATCATTAGTATATCTTCTAAACTGTTTTGGTATAAACTTTTCAAACTTTTCTAAATCATTTGCAATTTGAAGTTTTAATTCTGCTCTATATTCTGGGTCAGAAAAAAGTTTTATCACATCTATATCTAAACCAAAAACTGAAATACTAAAAGAGATAGGTAATATTTTATTAATGATTTCCATAAACTTAACTTGAACAAACATATGATATTCTTGAACCATTGCTTCTATTCTTCTTTCCCATTCTAGTTCAGGAATTTCTAAATTACCATATATAGGTTTTGTAAGTGATATTGGAAAGTTACCAAGTGCATCTTCAACCTTATCTAAAATATCCATTATCTTTTTAGCTTCATCTTCATAACCAGAGATAGCCAATAAATTAGCTATGTTTATAATCTCTGTAAAGTTATTTACTAACTCAGCCGGAGTAGGTAATAATACCTTACTACATGGTATATCAATGGTTGTTGGCATTATACTGTACCAAACCAAGTACCACCAAGTTGACTTGCTCCATTTACATTTTTTACTTTATCTAAGAATGCAATATTAGTTCCTTCACCATAAGCGGCAGGGTCAGCTGCAGTAAAGTTTAACCATTCAGTAG